AGCCATACCATTCATCAACCGGTGTGAGACCCACATCAATAATTTTTTCGGCCATGGTTTTCGCCTTCTGTCCGAGTTCTGTAAGATCATCGTAGCCAGTTCCGAGGATATAGTGTTCCAGGAATTTGTGCATAGCTGTCCCCCGACTACTAGATAAATTTTTGATTCGTTCTGCTTCTGCTTCACCGACTTTAGCTTTCCATTCTTTTAAGAATTGTTGATTTTTGGTTTTGCCTAATATCGTAGTAACGCTTGGAAGTCTAGCACCATTTACATCATAGAGCCGTGTTCCGTGGTCCTCGATCCGTGATGCATCGACATAGGTGTACTTACCACTGTGTTTAATCTTACGACCTATATTATGGTATTCTTCTATATCTTTATCATCCATCATGATTTCTTTTTAGTTAGAACTTTTATCTTACCATCATTGATATAATATCCTTCTAACTCCTCGTCTTTTTTTAATTTTTTACCGAAGATTCTATCATAACCTTCTTTATATTTTTTATTCGTAGGTCTTGATCGACCATCCCATTTTTCTTTTTTACTCATAGTTTTCTTTTTAACTCCTCTAAATATTCTCTGTTTTCTTGGTCCCTGATTAGTTTTTCATGCTCCTTGTCTTGTTTACTTTTTAATATTTTTACATGTTCACGCCATGCCCAGGCATTGATCATACCCGCATACTTCATGATAAAATGTAAACCTTGGTATATATACTTATCAAACATTATTCTTTTACCAATGCTCCTTTCTTAATCTGATTGAGTGGTGCTGAGTCATGTACATTACCTGATACAGATACTCTTACACAATCAGAGTTAAATGGGCTAACCCAATGTTTTAACCACGCAGGAAAGATAAACATCTCCCCGTCTTTTGGAAAGTATGACATGTAAGTAATACAATCTCTAATTCCTTCTCCATACATAAACTGAATACCACCCGGACCACAGCTCTTGCCAGTGTACTTAGCGTTTTCTTTTTGTAATGGTTCTGGAACTGACAAATATATTACAAACGATAACTTACCATCATGGTCATGTGGTGGGTTAAACTCATACTGTCTTTGAAAATTACACCACAACGCAGTCAATGCGTATTCTGGTTTTGAATCATACATCTTTCCTTGATACTTCTGAAACATTTGATCGTATACACCAAGGTAAGGTGCTAAGTATGGTATAAGTTTTTCTCTCGACTTTTCCGTATAACCTATTTCCTTTTCTATCTGACCTGCAAGTTTATCGTTATAACTCTCAGCAGATTTTTTAATCTCATCAAGTAATGCTTTCTTAAAATCATCTTGTATCTTTAATTTTATAACACAAGGTCCCCAGTTAAAAGTTCTAACTTCTATCTGTGGGTTTTCTTTTTTAGTTTTTTTGGACATTTCTTTTTACCTCTCTATATTCTGCTAAACTAATGACTTTATTATCTAAACTTTGTTTTGCATAGTGCTCTATAATCTGTGTAATCTTTGGTAACTTTGTATGAGCCCAAGGCCAAATCATACAACACACATAGTACGCTTCTCTAAATGTACAACGCCATCGCCATTGCATCAAGTATTTTGTACCGTCTTTTCGAAGTCCTTTTCTAGGCTTCTTTGTGACTGTACCACAACCCAACACTTCGTGTACCCAATGTATTACAGATTTATCTGTCATGGTTATCTCCATGTTGATACGCATTGAATTACTTATTCGATAACCTTTGCCGTTGTGTTTCTTTTTCTTTTCAACAGCACGTTTAAAAAATACACTACCTTCGCCATCAAAGAGTCCTGCAATATATGCTTTGTCTGTATCAGGAATCATATTTTCTCACATGTATTAGTATAGCTAACACAACAATTGAAACTGCAGTGCCTATAAAAAATAAACCTATCATTTTTTATCACTCGTTATAATCCATTTTAATGTTGATGTTGCAGGATCAAACCCATCAAACTTACTAGTGCAAGCTGTCAGAAGTACCATCATCAATCCAACCCATATCAGTTGTTTCATAGAACTCACCCTCCGAATCACAATCCCAACATTGATGCACTGTATCACCCATCTCTGTTGCAACTTTTAAATATCCATTGCCTTTACAGGTAGGACATATCGTTACTGTTACTTTAGCTTTTTTTAATTTTGCCATTTAGTTTCTTCGCTTTCTCGTTTGCTATTGATTCAATCGTCTTTGCTATAGATAATTTAGCATCGGGCAATAATACCTTTGATAGTTTATCTAATGTAGCGTATGTTTCTTTTGTTAGAGAAACATTTTTATATTTTGACATATCAGTCATGACTTGTTTCCTTTCATATTTAATAGCTGTAATATAGGTGATAATATAGGATTGTCAATGAAATTTTTGTTAAGTTTATTAATTTGTTCTAGTGTTGCTGGTGAATGTATGCCTCCTTTTGACTGGCACGAAACATTTAGAACTAAATACGATTGTTTGACTTTTGGATACGAAGAATCTCTTAATAAAATGAAAGAAATAGGCCGAGAAGATGTGAATAAATACGGCATGTATATTAAGTTTTATTGCACACCTATTGACACAATTTGACATTATGGCAAAATAATGGTAAGGCGAGATAATTTCTCACCATTACCTACCCTTATTTTTTTCCCTCTTTAGGGTAGGTGTCTCTTGATCCCACATCCACAATAAAAGAACTGCAGGTAAAATCAAAAGACTAGTTACAAATACAGCCAATAAGAGCACCTGTGCCATCCTTCATTACATGTAAATTAAACGGTGGTTCGTGATACGTGGTCAGATGTACACGTAGTATGTCACACAGATCAAAACAATTTACTTCGTCCAATAATGATATACCTGCCGTCATTTCCTTTGTGACAGCTACTAACTGATACAACCCGTCGTTTAGAAGTATTAAGTCCATCGTTCGCAAACTCCTTTACTAATTTATACCAAAGATCTTTGTATTTTACATCTTTAGTTTTATTATAATTATTTGCCGCTTGATCTATTTCTTTTTGTGTCGTCATTTACCCTCGTTCCATGAGTTAAAACATTTTTTAATCCAGGCGCTTTCATATTTATATCAACGCCATACGATCTCCATGCTTGTTTCATTAAGTTAAGTTCCAATAACAGACTAGACCATTGACCGGGCAATGCACCATCTACTTTTATAGTTATTATTTTTTCTTTCATATCTATAATGTAGGATATTTTAGGATATTGTCAAGGTCTACCCTTGTTTTTCATTTGTCTTTTTTTATGTTTATTCAATGATTTTGTATGTCTACCTGGTCGTTTTTTAGGTTTATCTCGAGGTGCTGTTACAACTCCAAATTTAGATTTTTTTGCCATCAGTCCATTCTTTTACAAACACATCCATGTGTTCAGGTCTAGTTATGTGTGGTAAATAAGTTATCTTTCCATTTACATGTTGATGCAAGTCTGCACCACAGTTCATACATCTGTACATTTCTTTTGTAAGTCCAACTAACATTGTAAACTCATCACACGTTGGACATTTACCATTTACGATTTCTGCAGTAATTTTCATTACTCTAATATTAACTTCTTTATAGATAAAGATCCATCAATATTTTGCTCTACTTCCGCCATCGACTTTATGCATTGATGAGTAATTTTACTATTTGTGTTATATTTTTTTTCTTCTCTTGTAGCATACCTCTTCCCTTTCAAGCACATTGCCATTGAGGGTTTATTTGTGTTAGGGTCAATTTGAATTCTGTGTTCTTTGATCTCTCCGTTGATTATCATAAGAAGAGCTACTACTTCTAAAGTCATACTATCTTACCTTTGTTTTCACCTTGCTTGATAACATATTTTTGTGTACCATGCTTGCCAGTTTCTACTTCTTTTTTTAAATCTTTTACATAACTCATTTGTTTAGCCTGT